CAAGAAATAAAAAGAAGCTATTCCCATCCTGTATAAGCCAAGTCAAGATAACGAGGCATACAAGATGTAAGAACGCTATGATACTCGGGTATATCTTTATTAAAAAGATTCAAAGCAAAATCAAAAAGCTTTTCATAATACTCCGAGTAATAGAATAAAGAGGTAATAGAACAGACTTTTTGAAAATATTCAAAGTCTGTCATTCCTTTTATCCTATAATGTAAAGAGTCGATAATAGAGGTTCTATAAGAGTACTTTATTGAACCATTAAAAATTATAGGGTATGTACCTATGAATGTGTGACCAATAACTCCTTTCTTAGCGCTATTAGAGGACATTTCATAGTACATACCAACACTTTGATATAAATCCAGAAAATCTTGGATTTGAAATCGAAAGTTCGACCCCATTAATAAATCATCCCCCACTACTTTAAAATTAGAGATGCTTAAAGGCTGCTTATGTCTACGATGAAGTAGAGCAATAAGCATAGAATTGAGAAAACAATTATCGACAGACGTATTAAAGTGACCGGAAGGATTTCCATTAAGTTGATATAAACAACCTTGGACATCCGTATAACCAGCATACATTTCACTATAATACTTATCACAGTCGTGATGAAATTCAAAGGGGAGATAAAATTTCCTAAATTCGCAAATTACCTTAGCGAACTGTAAAGGAAATCTAGAGTCCCAGTTATTACCATCTCCTGAATATACATAATCAAACTTATCAATTTGAGAATAAATCTCCGATAAGTATGGACCAGGAGTGGGAATTCCTAAAGTTAAGGGAGTACTTTTATAAGCCCCCATTAAAGATTCATTTTGAGAACCAAACAGTTTCATTCCTGCAACTATTGATGATAAGGGTGCATACCTAAAAAGACGTGCATCCTTACCTGGCTCCCTCAATTCATCCTTTAACGTAGCAGTGACGATTTGGAATTCTTTCTTAAAATCAGAATATAAATCATCAATGCTCATAACTTTGAGAACATCATCTTTTCTAGGTCCCATTAATTTATTATATGGAAACCCAGAAGACGAATCCTTAGTTAATTCGTCCTTAATTTTCTCATCATTCCACATTTGTTCTAACATATAACTTCCATATTGATTATGTAAATAAGTTAAAACAAATTCCTCTTCCTCTGAATTGATCATGATTTGATCATGATCAAAATTTAATACACCATTACGAAGTGAAATCAAATCTAAACGAGATGGTTCCAAATGAGGAGGAGGAAAGCTTCGTAATTGGTGTTTTTCGATTTGGCTCTTAGGAAGAGGTCTCCACCCTACTTGAAGAGGGTGAAGAACTAGGGGAACGTCTTTTAGAGGAACGCCTTGTCTCTGAAACCTTAACTGACAAAGGGGCGGAGTCATCAAGGATTCCGCCCACTGACAGAAAAAAGTTATGGGTTTTATCACCCAAATAACCAGAATGAATGCCAACTACATTACCTTTGGCATTTAGTACAGGTGCTCCACATGTTCCCATGTCAGATTCACATTTATATTTAAATTTATCACCTGACTTCCCATAAAATTTAGAAGTTGAACTTCTTTCATTTACCAAATCAACAATATGTAAAGGTTCGCCAATTTTAAGTTCTCCTTTATCAATTTTAAGTGATGTCATTCCTTGAGGATTACATTTTATAAACCTAACATCACCAAAATCTTTGACAGGAGACTTATCAATTTTTATAAAAGTCTTTTTATCAGTTGAATAACCATAGGACTTATCCTCAGAAAAACTATGTTTATTTACAACCAAATAATCTTGAAACTTAAAACAATTTTGAATTACTTCCCATTTACCATCGTTAAAACATCCTAAATATCCAGTTTTAACTAATGGGAAACTCACCGAATCACTCAATTTTGCTTCTGGCGTTTCAAAAATTTGAATATTACCTTTATAACTTTGATCAAAAAACTTAGCTTTATCATAAAGCGTCAACTTATCAAAATCGGATTGCTTCATTGAAGAAGGTAATTTTCCCCCGAATTTTGAAAAGACCGCTGAGTTCTTAAGCTCATGCTGATGCTTATTTGACACCCCAGGAACATCAAGAGATTCCTTAATAGATTCAAACAAATCATCAGAAACCGAGTAATAGCCGAAATTGAATCCTTTATGTCCTAATCTCGACCTTAAATCGGTTAATTCAGTTCTAACATCGCCATATTCACCCTTACTCAACTTATTTTTAAAGTTTTTCGGGTTATGTGTTAGATCATAAGCTAATTGG